TCTGCACCGTTACGGCTTCCGAGCATTGAATAGGTAATCAGCCCACGACGACTAATAAAGCCATTTACAATAGATTGTTGTACACTCATAGTCTATCTCCTATTTCTTCCATTCATCGTTGGCTTTTTTAACCGCTGATTCAATAAAGGTATTGAGTTCTTGATTCGTCAAGTGGATATTTTGAGACTCAAGGCCTTCAATCAAGCTAGTTTTAGCGTGTTCGAGTTTGTCTTTGCCGTGGATATCCAACTTGTCCGCAACTTGTTCTGTAGCGTTGACCGCGTTCTTTGCCAAGATCTCAACGATCTCGATCGCTTTCTTGCCACCGCGCATAAGCAAGTATTTCTTGATCGCTTGAACCACGATTCCGGTTAAAACTACTAAAATGCTCATCGCTGACGTTGTGATAATGTTTGTAATTTGATCCATTTTATTTGTCCTCTTTAATTTCTAAATCCAGAAAGCGCTCGAAAAGCACTTTGATAGCTCCGTTCCCGCCTAATTCAACGTAACTTTCATACAGTTTAGATAGCTCCTCGATCTCGTGCTGGTTAGTGTGTCCACGTTTGAGCGCGTTTTTCAAATTCTCCTGCAATCGAAAACGTTGAAGCCGTTGTAAGCCTTTCCCGATAATAGTCAGATTCTTATTGTTATCTTTCCCGATCTCTTCCACGTTAGATACTGACTTCTCGAGGGTATCGATTTTATTCGATAAACCCTCAAGACGTTTGTCAGCTTCTTTAGTGGTTTTGGTACTCTTAAAGGAAAAGTAACTTGGAATAATCACGACTAAAACGGGAGTTAATTTGTCAACTAGTGCCAATAGGTCCAATTTAACCACCCCCTATTATGCTACTAGCTTACTGTACTGGTTGAGTTTCTAAATCAGTATTAGATGGTTTCGGTTCAGTCCATTTCCAAACCGCCAGCTTACCATTTTGTGAGAGTGATCCCTCAAGATCGGTCACGGTCTCGTTATTGTAAGTAAAGTCTTGATTTACTTGGACAAGTACGCGTTGACCTTCTCCATATTTAGGAGTATGGCTTGGATCGTTAACCGTGAAGATTTCATAAGGCTTGTAAGTCTTGCCAGCTTGCCCAGCTTCAACCAATTCCAAACCACGCGCATAAAGTGTTGGATCAAGTGGGCTTTCTGTGTTAGTGACCGCTGCCAAAACTGCCCAATCTGCTACTGACTTAACTTCTGAGATTTTAGTATCTTTCTCAGCGAGTTTAGTCTCGTACTCTTGAGCTTGTGTATGCAAGTCCTCTTGCAACTTCTTCACACCCTCAGCCGGGTTTAACTCGGTCGCAACTTGTCCAAGTACGGCTTGGATCAGCACTTCATCTGATTCGTTTGTACGGTCACCAATCAGTACACGCTCGAAAGCTGTATAAGGACTCGCTGAGCGAATTGATACAAAAGTGCGTCCTTCTTCTTGCAAGTATTTGTTAATAAGTTTAAATTCCATAATTATTTACCTTCTTCTAATTTTTGAGCTGTTTCGTCAAACAGTTCTTTGAGTGTTGTGTCGCTGTCCAAAACGCTGTTAACGCGCGCTAGTTGTTTTTGTACTTGTTCGAGTTGCGCTTGAGCTTCCTCAAAATACGCTTTATAATTCGCGTTTTCGATAGCTTCGTTAGCAAATTTAATAGCGAGATTGTTGATGATTTTATCTGTTGTGTTCATGGCGTCCTTTCTACTACTTAATTAATCGGGCCGAGTGCTGTCCATGTATAATTCGCGCTCGTCTGTTTGACTTGGTGCAGTTGTCTGATATTGCGATAAATATCGTTAAGCAAAGCCTTTAGATTGTGGTTTGCGTAACCAGATAAAGCGATGTTATTTGCCACAATTCCTCTAGTCGTGCTTATAGTGCCATTTGTTGTTATGTCCCCAGAAGCCTCTATGCTGTTTAAACCAACGATGTTTTTTGTGATCGTATTTATTCCGATTGGTTTAGAATCATTTGCGTTATACATAAACTTGACCACATCCCCGAAGATGGCGACCCCTGTCGTGTTATCGTTAGCATTCCAAATCTGGATTCCAGCGGTTCCATCGTCCATCGCTACTCTATTATTAGAGTTTGACACCAAAGCAGTATAAGATCCGCTTTTTCCATAAATTGAACCAGATCCAAAAACTAAGTATTGTAATGGACGGCCTTTAAATTGATTTTTAATGCCTACGCCTTCCTTGTTCATTTCAATCCAGCCCGTTTGTAAATCAAAGTTAGTAGCACCATTTAACGACGATAGCTTACCTCCTTTGATAATGTTTGCGGTCAGCCCGTCTGTGACAATATTCTTAGCTGATACGTTAATCAGGTTCGCTTTACTAGCGTCTAGCTCTCCGATATGAGCAGTCCCGATCTGACCCTTTCCAATCATTGCTTTTTTAATCACACCATCTTTGACGTATGTCTTATCACCAATTGCGATAAGAGCGTCGTTTAACTTGATTGATCCGTCTTTGTTGAGGTTTAATTGTCCTAAGATGTCACCCGCGCTATTTAGAGCGCTGATCGCGTAAGAATCATTTAGTTGACTTACTTGAGTCCGTGTGGTGATTTCTTGTGGAGATGTGTCGTCTCTAAAACTCTTAGGAGGTGTATCTCCTCGTATCAACGATACTTTACTAACGGCCACTGTACCGTTCCTCATCAACCAAATTTCAAATGGAAATTCTTTAGCTTTGGTTGACGATCGCTTGACGGTCATTGTACCTGTTACAACTTGCCAGCCAGTCTTATCAAGATAGATCCTATCTGACGTGATACCTCCATCGGCGCCCCAAAGTTCCAGACCCATTGGGCCGTCTGGTAACACGTCAACCCATAATTCCATACGGTAGCTCAACTTCTCGCCTTCGGTAAAGGTCGAAGTCATAAGCGGTAGAGAAAAGCCTTGATAGACTGATGATTGTTTATTAACGGTTGTGATCCTTAATATTCCATACTCATACGGTACTTTTACAATATTAGCGTCTGAGCCTTTCTTGCCCCACTTACTAAAGTTCGTAGGGTCGTATACTAAGTTAAAATCTTCTTTAGCATACTTACCAACTTCAGTTTGGAATATCTGACTAGACATAACCAATCGGGAGAGCTTATCTGGTGCGTCTGTTTCGGACGTTCCGATAATACGCTCATAAAGTAGAGACGTTTCTTTGACTCGTTGAAAGTCTGTCTCATTGACTTTTCCGGCAATCTGACTAGATAATGTGGTCAACTGGCCATCAATACCCTGTTTAAATTCAGCTAGCTTAGTTTCGTTATCTCTGGTTAGAGCTTCAAAACGTTGTCTCGTACCTTCAGCATTTTCTGTGAAGGTACTCTTTGCGACATAATCTCTGGATAAGGTTTCACGAATAGTGGTCGATAAGCTAGCTGTTTCTTCCCGAGCGTATCGCTTCAATTCCTCTTGACGTTGACCGTCCTTTTCAACAAATGATGTTATTTCTCCGATTTTTGTTTTAATACCTGCTGTCGTTTGATCGACTTCTAGCATTTTAGAGCCATATTCATTTTTAAAGGTCGTAACGTCTTTGCTTAATTGTGTTTGCGCCCTTTCTGCCGTCTCCTTGAACTTGTTTAAATTCGTGACGTTCTCGTCTGCAATTCTCTTTGCTTCTTTGGCTAAATCAGCACTTGTTCCAGCTTTTTTTAAGGATTCGTCAGCTTTTGCGTTTGCTTGCGCGATTGCTTGGTTTGCTGAAGTTTGGGCGTCGTTGACTATTTTTTCAATTTTTGACGTGTCAACTTTGAGAATTTTCGGAAGCCATTCCGTACCTGACCAATAGTAGAGTTCTGTTTCCTCGCCCACGGTCAAGTACAAGAGATCGCCTTCGTGAAGCGTCCCTCGGGGCTCGTCTTTTGGCTTCGTTGTGCCGTAATAGTTGGTATTCTTACCATTCGCGGAAACAAGCGCCCGTGTAGCTGTCGCAAGAGCTCCTTCAGCATACTCTTTAGACTCGGAAACGCTTCGCATTATCGAGCCTTCCGACGTGATCGCTTTTTGGACGGTCCCAATATCGTTACACGTTACCTTGTGAGACAATAGCCGGCCCGTTACGTCGTAAGAGCTCTCGTAAGAAACTATACGAATCTTTTCACGGAACCCGATCGTCTCATTGATAGCCATGATATAGTCACCAGCGCGTGGCCGTGTGTACTTATATCCGGCTTGCGTGAGATCTTCCATGTCAAGCTGGACTGAAATCGAATAGGATTCGTCAACTTCTTTCTTTAACCGTTCTAAGAGCTTACCAGTCTCTTTATAGCGTTCATCGCTTACTGGTTCGCCTTCAATTCGCCCATAGATCCGAGCGAGTGGGCTCTCATATTCCGAGGTATATCGGCCTGCGTTATGATTGTTTTCATCTTTCCACGCCCCGAGACCTTTTTTGTAAGTGATAAAGCCACCGATATTTTTTTCGATTGTCAGCTCGTTCATGTTGAAATTTTTCCGGACGATCGTCGAAAGATCGGTCCCGACTTTTTTCAAAATACGAACAACCTTACCAGTTACCGAAAACTCAAGGCCCGCTGCTTTGATAATGTCTTTAAACATTTTCAAGCGACTTGCGTTACCGAAATTCTCTTTTCGAATCGATCCCGCTTGTGCCTCGATCACGTACCGATAGCCACTGCCTTTGAAAATCGCTTCGATATAAACTTCAAAGCGATTTGAGCCGTTAAACTCTTGATAACAATTTGAGTGCTCGAAATCGTAAAAGAACTGGTGGACCGCGTCAAAAGATAGCGAAATATTTTTTCCTTCGTCTTTGGGCTTCGCGTAAATGATCTTATAAAGCTCGCCGTCGAAGGTAAAGCTCCACCCACGATCTAAGCGCGAAAGAACTTGTTTGTTAGATACAATCGTTCCGGAGATCGACCGCTCACCATTTACAGCGTTTTTTGTTGTCAATTCGACTTGGGCTCCGTATCCGTTGCCCTTTTCGTCGTAAAAAGTAATCAATAGTCCACCTCCTCTCTAGCGATATAGCTCTTTAAAACCGAGGATCTTGACGGTCCCCTTGAAATTAGTAAACCAATTGACCGACCGGTTAGGTTTTGGCCGAATAACGAAATATTCGTAATTTGTCCGGTTGTTAACGTTTAGATCTTGCGTTGCTGGTCCTTGATAGATCGCCGTCTCAACTCCCTTTAAAAGGAGCTTTTGGCCCGATCTTAAAGGCGTTTCCGTGTGCCGGTAAGTAAACCGACGGCCGTCGATCTCAAGAAAGAAATCAGTATTATCAGCGTTTGCGGTCAGCTCAACGACAAACGGTACTTCTAGCTGACTAAGTGGGGCCGTGCCGTTGTATGGAAAGCTATTCGCCGAAAGCGCGAGATCCCTTGGGACCGTCTCGCCATACGGGAGCTCCGCTGTAACGAATGAAAACGAAACATTGTACTTGATCCCGGCTTCCGAATTGCCGATAAAGTCAAACTCAATTTGACCATCGCCCACGACGTTATAACGATATTTCCAGTTATTGTGTGGTAACTGGGCAAGGTTTAGATCGCCCGTTGTTTGTCCTGGAGTCTGAAAATCGTAAATGTTAGTGACGTTTTGGTACAACTTTGTAATATAGAAGCTATCGTCACCCAAGACCCAGCGAGTCAATTCGTCTTTTTTGTTCAAAAAATCTTCCATCGATCCCGCTGAAAGTCTAGCCGTGACTGAGATTTTCTTTTCGGTATAGGTCAAGCCGTCGAAAATATAACCATTGCGCCCCTTGACGGTTCGCCTCGATAATTCCACGGCCGGGGACGAATCTTCGACCGTGATATTGTAAAGGCCAAGGCCAGAAAGTTTCTGACTTTGGCCATCTTTTTCAATTAATAAGTCCATCGTTCCCCCTTACGCGAAATAAGCGTCCAGCGCTTTCTCTCTCGCGTCTTTCTCTTTGATCGTGGTATAGATCTTGTCTCCCACGATCTCGTTATGTACTTCGAATTTTTGGTTCGAAAGTTGTGAATTTTTGACCTCATCGCTCAAGTCCTCAAGGGAAGAACGAACACCCGAGCTTGTCACACTCGCGCTTGTGGTCAATACGCTATTAGTCTGATAGTCTTGATCTGTGATAGCCTGCGCGTATTGTTTGGACATTGCTTTAATATCACCGACCCAGTCTTTCATACCGATATAGAGACCTTCACCCGTGAAGCCCCCGATCGTTTTCATGACGCGGGATGGCGAGTGAATACTCAACGCCGAACGCATAACCGAAGCGATATTTGAAGCGATACTAGAAGCGAGCGCATAGAGCGACCCAGCCATTGAAGCAAGACCATTGTATAGACCCACACCAGCGTTAAAACCGACCATTTGAAGCATAGCCGGAAGCAAGCCAAACGAAGCTGAAATCTGAGCACAAGCCGAGCTAGCAAGCGAAACAGCTTGATTCATGCTTGATTGCATAGTGCTAGTAAATGCTTGCATACCGCTTTTAGCGCTATTTGTCACACTTTGGAAAGTTGATTTAAACGCGCTTTCTAGCTGTTTACCCGCTGAAGAGCTCACTTGCGAGATCTTATTCAATCCAGCTTGGACCGCTTGAGCCGTCGCGTTCATTGAGTTAGTGACGGCCGTCTTCATTTGGTTGTAATTGTTGGTTACTGTTTGCGATAATTGCGCGCTTGATTGTTGCGCTTGTTGAGAGACTTTGGCAAAGTCAGCTTGCGCGTTGTTTGCCATCGCATTTGTAGCGCTC